CAAATACGCTTTCACCTCTCGTAAGAGATGTTGGAATAGACATTATGTCTTCTGCAATTATTGTTTTGAACCTTTTTAAAGTAGTCCGATTCAACTACTACTTGCTTCTCTCACCAGCCGTCACGCTGTCAAAACCAAAACCATCCCCATTATTTTAAAAGAACGCTCCACTTTTCGTGGTATAAATTTTCAAATTCACTCCCATCACCAATTGTTAACGTCATTGTGTTTCCACCCGTCATAATTCCAAGAAGAAAGAATTTAATGTCTTTCATCTCTTTGAACATTTTGGGTTCAAACGCTCTGTCAACAGTACCTTCGCCTTGAAGACACCTGAGAAGAATATTACCATCTTCTCTATATTTTACAAATACTGCTGGTATAATATCAATTTTATCTAATGTTTTTTCCATTTAAAACGTCTTGGCTGTCAGGGTATCCCCTTCCAAATCAATATTATCTTCTCTAACCAGATATAATCTTTTTTTCTCAGGAAAAAGTTTTTCGAGTTTTTCTGCCAATTTCAAATTGGTGAATGTATTTGCAAATTTATCTTTTCCTAATAAGACCTGAACTGCGTCAGACCTGTGCATTTCGTAGAACGTTTCCTTCATTTTGTTGTTTTTATTTAAAAGTTATTTATGTCTTAAGCCAATCAATAAATTTTTGATAGATGTTGCGACCAGACTTTCCAACACCATTAAATACTTCTATTACAGAATCCCGTTTAGCTTTTTTCTTTTTCAGTGTTTCGTTTTCTGTTTTCAGTGTTTCGTTTTCTGTTTTCAATTCTCGATATGCTCCAACCAATGTATTTGCTTTTTTTACTAATCCAGCATAGTCTTCCCTTAGTTTCTGATTTTCTTTAGTCAAGGTTTCAATCTTGATTTCATTACCAGTCTTTGGTGGCGGTGTTGGTGCATAAGGTTCATAAGGAGACGCTACTTGACAAGTGCGTGCAGCATATTCTCTGTTACTTTCTTTCTTTTTTCTCTTTTGCTCTAAAAGCATTCCTTCAATCTTTTGTCTAAATTCGTTATCTTCCATATCAATAGTATTTGTTATAAAATTTGACATTACTTTTTCTTTTGTGGTTCTCTTCTAAAACTCCATTTGTCGAATCCGTGTTGTGGAATCTTATACTTGTCTTCGATTTCAATGATTTCTTTCTCTCCGACACCCAACACGCCACCAATGAACATTTGAAGCTCTGTGAACGCTGTAAATGCGTCTACAACCTTATAGAATTCCCATTCTTTAAGTATTGGGTTAATAATCATTATATCATTACCACGTGGCTTGCTTCTATCACTGTCATAGATGAAGACTGGTGATTTCAGTTCCCTGAACATGTTAATTGGGTCATACTTCATAACGTATTCAATATCATCATCTATGTTGCTTCTCCAGAAACTTGTTTTAAGATATTTTTTAGCATTTTCGTAACCATAGATGATATCGGTTTTAGTAACTTCACAAAGTTCCTTACGTTCTTCATCCCACGCCTTTTTTTTATAATGAAATTTCCAACCCAAATAAAGTTTACCACAGAATCCAACAATAAAGAAATTATTTTCTTCGTATATTTTAGAATCCGTGTTAGCATAACCGATATTCAAGAAGCGGTTTTCACGTCTGTCGTTCCAGTTACGATGATGTTGAAATTCCTTCAACATCTTTTTACTGTCTTCGATTTCTATGGTTTCACGTTCATAGACAAGTGTTTTGTCCATTCCAACGCTGCCAACAACACCATCATAATAATCTTTATTTTTGCTGATAATATACATTAATATAAATATGTTAGTTTATAATCTACTCTACTCCAAGTATCATCAGTGTAATTCCAAATCCAAACCTGAATACCATGTTCAACGGCAACACTCATAAGTCTTTCAAGAAATCTAATTTCATCTTCACCACTTAAAACCAATAAAACACCTGCTTTTTTATCAAGTTGGATTGCGTAACTAAGTGATTGACCAATACTTTCTGCCCATTTCGCCCCAAAATCGACTTCAATTGCATACTCATCAGTCACAATATCAGCACGAGTACCGTTAGCAAGTCTGACTTCAGTTTGTCCACCAATTGCAACAGCAAATTCATGCTGGTAATAACTTTCCCTTTGTTTGGTCTGCGAAAACATTGTTACTGAGAACAATAACAATGAAATCATAATTAAAAGTTTCCTCATAGTTTTGTTTTACTATAAATAGAGCACTAAAGTAGTAATTTATACGAAGAAAAACAAGGAATGTTATAAAAAGAATTAATGATTGCATGTCTGGAAGGACTCGAACCCTCATCTTCGGGTTTGGAAGCCGAAATCTTAGCCATTAGATGACAGACACATTTGCACGCCCAGAGGGACTCGAACCCCCAATCTCTGGTTTTGGAGACCAGCATTCTACCAATTGAACTACGGACGTATTTAGGTTACTTTATCAACACATTGATGCGAACCACCACACCCTGTTTGTATCAATTTCGCCAAAGTCAGCTTTGCTTCACTGGTTAGGATTCACTCGTACCAACTTTAGTGCCCTGTCTCAGATTCGAACTGAGAAAATTTGGCTTTTAAGACCAACACGGTTGCCAATTACGTCAACAGGGCAAATTGTTGCCCTTTAAGACAACATTAAAATAAGGAAATTCCGATTACTATACTAATTGCTGTGAAAATTGTAAGTTCTGTCCACCACATAACATGTTTTTTATCGAGAAGCAGTGAAAGTAATGCAAGTACAGCAACACCTGCTGCCATATACCACATATGATATTGGAATATCATTGCAAGACTACCCAGAATCATACCACCAATCGCACCTGCAAGGTGAACTGCTCTGGTAGGAAACGTGTGCATGGCTGCTGCTGCACCCACAAAAACAATACCACCAGCAGCAAATAACATCCAGTAACTACCACCAAGAATCATTGCGGGAAACGCAAATAACCAGCAGAACATAACGAAAAGCCAATTCCATTTCTTCGGCAGCACATAATAACTTTCAGAAATACTTTTTTGAATACCGTATTTTGACCATATGAATGTTACATAGGCAAGGAAAACGGTTACCATTAAGGTAAAGAGAATTGTTGATAATATCATATTAAATTTTAATATAAATACAATGCAATCTGTCGTAGGACGTGATTGGGACTACCAATTTATTCCACACGCACGTGGGAACACGCTACCCTACAACCACAGGATTGAATTACCTGTCTTATTACATGGATTGGTGGAGCATGAGGGACTCAAACCCTCGACCCCTACAGTGCAAATGTAGTGCTCTATTCAACTGAGCTAATGCCCCATGTTGTAAGAAATATTGACCATATTTCTTACAGAATTGTGATGAATGAAGGACTCGAACCCCCGTTACATGCCACGCAGGACTTACTGTGAACATTAGCCAGTTATGTTAATTCATCGTGTTAAAGTAATTTGGTCGAACAATCCCTTTTGTACCGAGTCTGCTACTAAAATCTTCACCGTTCGGGAATTACCCTACAGTCCATCATCTTAATAAGCCTACGTGCCACGTTCGCACTTACGAGTTTCCATAGGATTACGTTACCAAATTACTTTATATTGTTTAATTCTTTTCCTAATTCTTCTGAGACAATCATAAACGGTTTTCTTCTTTGTGCCTCATCCAATTTTTTACAATAATCATTGAAATTTTTGATGTCTTCTTCATTCATTACGTCATCAATCAATTCATTCAACATTTTATTTCCACTATTTGCTTTCATTATTTTAAATTTAAATAAAATTACTTTGTGGAGCAGAAGGGACTCGAACCCTCGGTCTTCTGGTTGCAAACCAGATGCTTTAGCCAACTAAGCTACTGCCCCGTGGTGGAATATGGTAGGATTCTAACCTACTTCGGTCATGACTCCGACATTCAGATTTCTCTCATATCCCGTGGTGGCGACAACTGGACTTGAACCAGTGACTTCTCCCTTTGACGGGAGCACTCTTTCTCTGAGTTATGTCGCACAATGCTTGTTTTATTAATTGAGTCTCATGATTTTATTACGTAATTATTACACTGTCCTCAAAATTTTATTCAAGCATTGGATATCATCTTCCGATGAAACCGTGAGGATGGCGGGAGTCGAACCCGCATGCCTTGCAGCACTGGTTTCTTAAACCAGCGTGTATACCATTCCACCACATCCCCAAATTAAAATAGAAGCGTCAAGCTATCGTGCCTATTCTTTAACACCGCACTGTATGGCGACTTATTACTGCGTTAAGTTAAACTTAAAACTATCTTGGGAGTTATCATCCCTTATTGACGTTTCGCAGCCTATTTTTGTAAGAAATATTGACTATACTTCTTACATTATTGTCCTCAAGGTGGGACTCGAACCCACAAGCCTTTCGGCACATGTTCCTAAGACATGCGTGTATACCAATTCCACCACTTGAGGAATTAAAAGGAATTATAATTGAATCTGTCATGATAAGCAAGTTCTCCTTCACCAATATAGGTTATTGGTAAATATTGCATCAAATTAAATCCCTCATCACTATATATTTTAATCAATTCATATGGTATCATAAAATTCATATAACAAATATAGTAATTCCTTTGAACTAATGGATATGTTTATCGGTTTATTTGCCGATAATTGTATTTTATCGGTTCATTCACCGATATCGGCAAATATCCATCAGTCCTTGTACTCCCAGACAGATTCGAACTGCCGTTATACTATTCGCCTCTTCCTTGTAAGGGAAGTGCTCTTGACCAACTGAGCTATGGGAGCAAATTATGGACACTAAATGCTGTTTACTGTCCTTTGTTTGTTATTTATTTCTGTTATTGAATTTAGATAAATCCATTTCGATTGTAGGAAGTGTGTTATTATGCCACATCCCGATATCTGGTTTGGTTTGTTTTGCTAAATCAAATACTGACTTGAAAGCCGTTCCGATATTCCAAATACCACTTTGGTCTTCGTTAATTAATTCAATGATTTGACCAGCAATCACATCAACATAATCAAAATTTCCCTTAATATTATCAAATGCTTTATCATATGGAAATGGTTTGGGTTTAAAACTGCATCTGATTAGAAGATAATCGTATTCACATAATTGTACATAACCATCAGCCAATAATTTTGTGTAACTATACCAAGTTTCTTGATGAACGGGAACATCATCCTCTTTTTTTGCCGACCCCCCCTCGCAATTTGCATAAAGGTAATCCGTTGATACATGGACTAATTTGATGTCTCTGCTGTCGCAAAAGTTTGCAAGATTTACGACAAACTCGTAATTGATTTTCCAATGATTTTCTCTTTCTTTGCTATATGTATCGGTATAACCAATACAATTTAAAATTACATTTGGGTCGATATCGTCAATCATTGCTGCAAGATTAGAAAAGTCATTTACATCAATTCCATCTTTATCCATCGAAAGGTATTGCCATAGACTTTGATTGATTATTTCTGTTCCTAAAAGACCGTCACCTAATACTAATACTTTGGGATATTCATCTAAATAATTTTCTGCATTCATAATGTATAATATTTTATACAAATATACTGCTTTTTGTCAAATATCCTATACTTTTTTGTATTCGGACGGGGAATCGAACCCCGATTGCTGGGATGAAAACCCAGATTCCTAACCGTTAGAAGACCCGAACATGTCGTCTGGTTTCTCCAGACGGTTTTTGTACTGCCAGCGAGGTTCGAACTCGCATATGACCAGTTTGAAGGACTGGTGGCTTCACCAATTTGCCAATGGCAGCATTTTTGTCTGGTTTCTCCAGACGAAATCATGATATTGTGATAAAAATACCATTATATTGTGCTTTTAGTATCATTTATGGCACTATTTACCGCTTTAGCAGTAAAAAACACATTATATTGTGCTTTTAGTATCATTTATGACACTTTTTCATGAAATTTACCGCTATAACGGTAAAAATAAGGGAAATGCTCTGTCACTTGTTACGTGTGATGGCTTTTTCATGCCACAGTTTCATGCTTATTTAAGGCAAGTGTGCTTATTGCACCAACACGTTTATCTTCGTACCCAACACCCTCTAAGTGTTGACCGACAACAGAGCATTTTTGCGGTCATAGGAGTATTCGAAGCTCCCCAACGCTTTGCACACGTCTTGTTCCCAAAATCGTGGTGCAATCCACGACAAGTCTTTTTGCAAGACTTTATTATTTATGACCATTTTGCCGTCCCAGAGGGATTCGAACCCTCGTTTTAGAAGAGTGACAGTCTAATTCCCGCACGCCAGTCGAGCACATGAGACGTTCTGCGAGAGGATGAACCCAATTATTCATCCTCTCTATTATACAATAAAGCGGTGCTGATGGGATTCGAACCCACGACCCCCTGCGTGACAGGCAGGTATTCTAACCACTGAACCACAGCACCAAATTCCAATACGTCAAAGAACAAAAAAATATTAAACACAAAAAAACCCGACTCTTGGGAAGTCGGGTTTCGATTTTTTATGGTATGGTATTAACCACCAGTATCTGCAAACCCGACTGAACGCATCTCTTCCGCATCATCCACCCATAATAGGGCAACGAGTACCAAGTTCATCAATATGTTCATCACGTTTTTCATCGTTTTCTAAATTTTATCTTGTGCAAAGATAGCACAATTTCTCATAAATACAATCATTATACGAAAAAAATTCAAAAATGTTACAAATATTTTTAATTATTGTATTTCATCAGGTGCAGCACCAGCATTTGGATTAACACTATCAGCTAAATCTTGATATAATGCATCACGAAGTCCTTCCAATACATTTTCATAGAATTTCAATGCACTTTCTGCGCCACCACCCCATATTTCATCACCTGCTTGGTGATTAATTAATATCATCACATCTTTATATATGTTATGACCAGTAGAAATTGCATCTGCGTTTTCTGTAAGCGCACCAATTTGACCAGCTCCTTTTCCTCTTGTAACCAGTAATCTATATAATGTGTCAATAATATCAAAATATTCATCATTGAACAACTTATCCATTGTTTGCTTGATTTTTTCAACTTTACTTCTATATTCTTCAGGATTATCACCAACAATTGCTTCAGTCACACTTTCGTCTTTGGCAACACCCTTTTTAAATGTTACTACTTTCTTACCGTTAATAGTTGGCATACCGTGTTCATCTTTTCCTATTGACTTTACCAGTGTTGGCGAATTTTTAAATCTGCCTGTCATAATAGTGTCACCCACTTTTACATCAATACTTATATTTTCTTCAAGGTCATCTGCTTTAAAACGTTTAGCAAGTGCCTTACGTCTTGGTGTACAAGTATCCTTAGTCATTGGAGTGCAATAACCTTTATGTGCGGGGTCAACGGCTTTCTGAATCCACTTATCGTCTTCTTGAAGACCTATTTGCTGACCTAAATTATCGATTTCTTGATTCAATTTACGAACGGCTTGCTCATTATCAACATAACCTTCTTCACCTCTTAGGAAATAATACCAGTTTGAAGGAATTAAACCTTTCAATGGTTTTCCATTATATATTTGAACCATGTCACCATAACCTTGAGTTAAATCAAATAGTTGTGGCATTAATTCTGCAAGTGTCGGCATATGTTGTTTAGCCATGTTAAGGCGAACAGTCATTAATTGCTTGTCATCAGCAGGTGCACTGTTCCTACCCGGTTGACCCCATATATGTGATGGTGGATATTTAGTTATCTCTGCTTTTGCATTATTAATTGTCTCAGTATTGGCTTTAGCTTCTTTTTCTTTTCCTGACCAACCAAAAACTTCACCTATTGGGTCTTCATTCATTTCAATTCCATGCCACTGAGTATTACCAGCATCAATTGAGTCTTCTTGAGCACCCCCACCATATTTATTAACCAGTTCTTGATACATTAGGGTTGCTGTTTCGCTTTCTTCGTCTTCAATACCTTTGTGCATTGGACCGGGTCTGAACTCCGAAGTACTCAATGCCGAATATAGGTTACTGTTTTGTCCACCATGATAATCGTTACCAAACCAATATATTGCTGCTGCAACATCGAAATCTATGTTTTCTGAATCCATGCTCTGAAATTCGTTAGTTAAGAAACCAACCATTTCTTCTTTTGTTGGGTCATTAGTGTCAGCACCGAATTCTTCATTTAATTGGGGTTTGAAATTCTTATCGAGTCTTGTCATGACTTCGAGAAGTCTTTTCTTACTATCTTGTTTCATAAAAAGAATATTTATTATAAATAGTTAGGAGTCAGAGAAAGTTTCTGGCACTATTATTGCCCTTAATTAAAAAACATTATAATGAAAAAAATATTCATAACACTATTACTCACACTCTTCTCGTTTGTCTTAATTGCACAAGAACGAGAACTCAGCGATTACGAAAAGTATCGCATTGAAAAGGAAAATGAACTTTATAGCGATAACACAGTAAAACAAGATACTGTGACCGTCTATGATACCGTCTATGTCGATGCCGACTATGACCCATTGGTAATTAATAACTACTACAATGATTATAACCAGCCAAATTATCGATTTAGATTGACTTTTGGCTACATATACCCACATTATAACCAGCCATATTATGGTTATTACTCTTCTTATTGGAATCCTTGGTATTATAATTACTACGCATATTATGGAGCATATTACCCTTACTATGGCTACAATTATTATCCGTACTACGGGCACAACAACTATTATAATTACGGATATTATTCAAGACCACGTGGTCAGAGATATGCTACTTCAAATGCATTGGGTCATAATAGGAATTATTACCGTTCATATAGTACCCAAAATGTTGGTAGTCCAAGAACGTCAGGTATCACACCAAAAACTCGCACAACAAAATCTGTAATAACAAGACAAATACCTGTTCGTCAAAGTACACGTGTTATTAATTCTCGCACTAATAGTGAGAGAAAAGCATATAGTCCTCGTTATAATAAACCAACTTCACGTAGTCGTGCTCCTTATAATAACTCAAAAGTAACGAGAAGCAGAACTACAACACGCTCACAAGCAGTACAACCACAAAGGCAGCAGCAAAGAAGTAATTATACAAGACCTTCTTCAAGCACCAGACAAAGAAGTTATAATGCTCCGTCAAGAGCACCGTCAAGAGCACCGTCAAGAAGTTATAGTACTCCTTCACGTTCAAGTAGTTCACGTAGCTACAGTACACCTTCACGGTCATCTTCAAGTAGGAGTTCTGGGAGCAGGAGTAGTAGTGGGAGTAGCAGCAGGAGTTCTGGTGGTAGAAGATAATTATCTCATGTGACTTGCAAGAATTTTAATTGCTGAGTGTTCGAGGTCATAAACTTTAATATAAGTATCAAACAATGACTTGATATTACGACTTCCATATGGATTCATTGAATGTATAATGATTTCCTTTGGGAGTTCTTCATTATTATCCATACAATAATCAATAAGCCATTTAGCACAGTGATATCCAGTTTTCTCGTAATCTTCTCTTTCGTAGTCGAAGTCCTGTTGTTTATAATGTTCATCAGCAAGGTCATGGTCGAAAGCAATTATTTCTGGCATGCCTTTTTTTTCAATGAGTGTGATGAATGCGTAATAATTACGCACAATAATCCAATCAGCTAAATTAAAAACTGGTAAGTGCATATAATTGAACGCATCTTCTGGTCTTCTAATATCATCAAGGAATAAATTATAACTCATTACTTTGTCGTTTATTAATATCTTCTTTACCAAGTCTCCTGCGTTTCTTGGATGTGAATCTTTTGAGCCAGCCTCTTACATGACCAGCATACTCTCCATTGATTGCTGAATTCTCTTTATGTCCTACTCTTAGTTTACTCATCACCTTTCATTTTTATCCATTTCTTTCGATTTCTTATCGCTTCTAAGTCTTTAACATCGACCCTGAATTTTGGGATGGTATCGTCTCCAACCTGTTCCATTATAATCATCGTTACATCATTCTGTATTTCTTTTGGGTCATACATGGTTGGTGTTATGATTGGTTCGAATTCTAAACCATCTGAAGATTCATCCAATTTCTTAATACAATCTTTTAAATAAATCAATAGTTCTTCTGCGTTCATAATTGTAAGTTATTATCTTTAGCAAATACCTGAATATAATTTTTAAGATTCTCAATAATTTCTTCTTTACTGAGTTTCTCACCCACATTCTGTAAAGATACAAATAATTCTCGAACAAATTCAAGTAATTCTGTTTCTTTATTATAATTCATTTCAAAAGTCAAATCAATGAGTCGGGTTGTTAGGTCATCAACCTGTTTTTCAAGTTTCTCTATTTTTTCTTGTTCATTCATTTATTATATATACGAAAATAAGTGGGATTTGTTACAAAAAGTTGACCCCGCAAGGCTCGAACTTGCACTCTTCTGAACCAAAATCAGATGTGTTACCAATTACACCAGAGGTCAATGGTGATGGTGGTAGGGTTCTCACCTACATCCACTGCCTCCAACGGCAGCACTCTAAAGTGTACACTTCTAAATTGAGCTACACCATCATTTTAGATGACCCCAAGGGATTCGAACCCTTAAACCTTTCGGTGTCGCCTTCAAAGGGCGATGCATTAGCCATTCTGCCAGAGGTCAATGTGGGCGGGATTGGGATTACATTGCGCCATTATACCCAAAACTATTGGCTTCGTTGCACCAATCGCTTTTCTTTAAGCTACCCCACCTTATTATATTCTGCGGAAACCTGATATAAACACAGCATTCCGCTAATTACATTAAATAACCACTCATTTAGCGGATACTCGTTGTCTCGGCAGGATTTGAACCTGCACTCTTCTCCTTCAGAGGGAGTTGTGTTGCCAATTACACTACGAGACAATATATGATAATCTAAACCATCACTTTATTTTAACATGATAATCTAAATTATCATTTTGGGTGTTAGAGGGGAATCGAACCCCCGTATCCGTGATTCACAGTCACGTGCAGACTACCAACATCTGCAACTAACACAGTCGAGTAGGCAGGACTCGAACCTGCGGTCTCCACATCCCAAATGTGGCACGATACCAACTTCGCTACTACTCGTTGGGGTGAAAGACGGGACTTGAACCCGCAACCGCCTGAACCACAATCAGGTGCTCTACCAATTGAGCTACAATCACCATATTAAAAATAATGGACAGGATTTTCACTGCAATTTCTCCCCTCATCGGGAGTGACGTTGTTGCCATACGCTTTTCTCATTTTTCACCAAGCGTTCCCTCTTGGATTCATCAGTCTACTTACGTACAATATTACGTCCACCATTACTTAGTCGGGTGTGTGAGATTCGAACTCACGGAGGACAACGCCTTTGTGCCCTCACTGGCTTCCAAGACCAGCAGCTTAAACCAAACTCGCTCAACACCCGTTGGTCGGGATAGCAGGACTCGAACCTGCGACCTCGTGCTCCCAAAGCACGCATACTACCAACTGTACTATATCCCGTTCAACTTACTTACCACTTTCAACTGTTGCAATTCTATTTTTCAGGTTTGCAACCATTTTAGGATTCTGTGAATGACTTTTCAATTGGTCATTCAACTTCTTTAATTTTTTTGTCTTACTTTTTTCTTTTGCCATGATTTATATTTACTTATATTAATAATTGCCCGTTATGCCCCTTTAATGCCCCTTAGTTATATTCACTTATAACAATAAAAAAACCCCACTCTTGCGAATGGGGTTCATGTTTAACCTAAAACTTCTCTTTGAAAAATTAAGCAGAACTTCCCCATTCACCATCCTGTGGATGTTGTTGCGGTTGGGGTTGTATGTTCAATAAATTTTTCATTACTCTAAAAACTAACTTGATTCGAATGCAAATATACGCATTAAAATCATAAATACAAACATTATACGAAAAAAATCATAAAAATGTTACAAAATATGTGAAAAAAATAATTGCACCGCATTACACGGTGCAACTACCAAATTTAATTTAGTCAAGTCTCAAATTTTACATAACCACTGTCTGGCGATAAAATTCAAAAACCATTCCTGATTTACTCAGACCTAACTTAATAGAAATTATTAAGCAATGACTTTCAACTATAAATACTGATGAAGTAGGAAATTGATACGAAAAAAAATAAAAATTTTATAATATTTCTGAGTATTTATTAAAAATAGTTCCATATGAATAAGAAGGATTTTGTCAAAATTATTAGTGAAGAAATTAAGAATTTTGATTTTTTAGGTAATGATGAATTTCTTAAGGAACAAGAAGTCACGGATTTATTACAAAACGAAGATTTACAAAAGCAGTTTATCTGTGATTCGCTTTTGAATAGAAAAGATAAGGTCAAAATTGTAAAAATCACCGATTCATTTATTACTGGTAATTGGGACGAAACCAATAAAGAAGATGCTGATAGAGTGACATTAGAATATTCCCTTGACATGGAATACATCTATGACATTGAAAAAGAACCACTCAAATTTAATTTATTCTTTCAATCAGATAGAATTGATATTAATGTGGGTGGTTGGTACGACCCGGGTAATTGGGGTGGTACAATGGCAGATGCAATTGAACCAAGTGGTGAATCATGGTATGATATTTTTGATTGGAATGATATTGGTGTTACATTATTTACTATGGATGGTGATGATGTTAAGTTTACTGCTTTCGAGAATGCACCACCAAAAATTCAGATATTATTTATTCGAGAATATACACAAAATTTTATTGAAAACGAAACACTGGAACTCAGAACTGATGATTTAAAAAATAACGTTCAAAATACACCATATTGTTAATATGAGTGAGGAAAAGAAAATATTATTAGATAAAATTGAGCACTTAATTAATAAAAGAAAATCAGATTTACTTAAAGAACTTCCTGATGTTCATGAGATTAGTGACGGTATTATTATACGTTTTTTTGCTGAATGGGATAATTGTATTGATGACAACGACATCAGGTTTAAAAAAATCATAAATCATGAGAATCCAGATGAAAGTGCTGTTTTTTTCTATATTCCTAAAGGTTCTTCTTTTAAATTGGAAAAACAATTTTATATTGGCTGCATTACTTGTTTAAATGGGTCGATTGAAATCACATCTAAAGGTGAAACCCAAATTCTTGAGAGTTATAATAGAATATGCGTATACGATGATGATGTACGTGGTCTTGCGTTTGATAATACATATCTAATTATTACAAGTAATAAATCGCAGTGGTCTGAGAAGGTTCATGAGCACGTAAAATCGGTTGTCGGATAATTACCACTTTCTTAATTTGCATTTTGACTTAGAACTTCTGACTTTTGCTGGCATATAACATCCACATTTAACACAAAAACTTCTTGAATTTAATTCAGGACAGCCAACACAAATTTCCATACGTCTTTTTGCTTCTTTCTCAATAGTTGGGTTTTGAAACGTGAAATTCTTCCAACCCTCAAAAATCTCAGACAACCTGCTCATTTTAACGGTAAATTATTCTCCCACCTTTACTTACTAACATATTTTTTGCTGGGTCATTTTCACTTTCCATTAATGCGTTATGGAGAATTTCTGGTGAAGTAAACGCTTTGTCATAAATTCTAAGTTTTTGTATACCACCAATAAAACTTGAATCAAAGTTTTGTTCAATTGTTAAATCAAATTTTCTTTCATCCTGTACCAGAATATCGGCAGCAGTATAAACAAAATCATCAACATAGATTGTTCCACCAGTAATAAGTTCTTTAGTTGATTCAATTAATAACCCAATGGTCACGAAACTCTGTCCACTGTTATCAGGTGTTCTAAATATACTACTTAATGATAACCATTTCTCTTGACCAGTTACATAATAGTCCCTTACAGCAAATCCAATACCATCACTTCCAGCCAATGCCTCTTGGCGTGGAACTGGAAGTCCAGACTCACCATAATACACTATTTTATTAACAACCCACTCATATTCTTGCCTGTCTGGAAACGGATGTAAACCATCTGCTTGTTGCTCTAATAGAAAAGCATTCGTGAGAGGGAATTGGTATGTTGTTTCAGAAACAACATCAATATCTACATCATCACTAAACATTAAAACACTAATCTTATTTTGAGCACTTGAATTAAAAATACCATCAACATATATTGATAAATCAACAACATAGTCTCTATTTGATATCATTGAAATCGGTTGATTGAATTTAACGAAATATATGTTTGCTGACGTACCTGTTGTAACGGCAGTTGTTCCAGTATATTCAATACTCATTACAGTAAGTGGGAGTTGGGTATCTGGGTCACAGATATCTGCATATTTAAATGTTGTGCTGTCAGCACTCAATGATAACCCAGCCAAATATGTACCACCTGTCATTCCTGTACTTCCTGTTGGTGGGGTATAACATTCAGTTGGGATTGGGTCTGCTTCGACAAAGAATTTTGAATTAATATATGCTGTATCCTGACCACTATATAATATATATGTCTGATAATCGTAATGCCAAGATTCTGCTAAACCAAAACTACCACCACCCCAACTTATTGAATACGGCACACCTAATTGTTTTTCTTTTTCATTTTTAAACCCGTGGAAATAAAATTCTGGAAATTCTTTGATTGTCCAAACAGCACGTCCATTAACATAGAATATTAACTTACCTAATCGTTGGTCAGCACATTCAAGTTCTTCTGGTTCAAGAATATCATCGGGAGTGAAAACCATTGCGATAATAGTCCAACCAGTGGTTGGATAAATTGGTGAAGGGGATGTATTAGTTACAACAAAACCATCAGCATTAACATATTTATATGCCAATTTATTATCTTGTGTTAATTCAAATGCAATTGCATTATTCTTAATGTTATCAAGTGGTGGTGCTTCACTGTATTTTGTAACATACATATTAGTTTCAGGTGAAGTAAAAGCTGGTCTAAGTGCTTCATATGGTTCAAGTGCATCAAGGAAGTTGTCAAAACTCGTGGTAACACCACTTATTGTACTTCCTGTTACGGTTTCACCACTAAAATAAGGATTATATTTGTCTTCGGCACGAACACCCATCATATAAAATATGCCTTGTGAATCAGGATAAAGATACATTATTGATTCAATTGTTATACCTTCATTATATCGTGCTGGAAACAATTCATAATTAAAATCTTCTAACTTGAAGAATCCTTGTAGGTATCCACCGTTCAAATCAAAATAGTTTCCACTTGAACCCGAAGTTATTCCAGTTATTGGTAAGAACTCGGTTGTTATGGTAATACCACTTGTTTCACCAGAAGTCGGATTCCATACATTATTGTACCCAACCCTGTACATTGAAAACAGGTTATCTTGTGATGTTAATGTGATACCACTCCACATAACATCAGTTCTACCGTTATCAAAAGCAGTTAAACCAAAGTCAATCAAATTGATATTATCAGTTACAGCACCAGACCACTTAGTTAAACTAAATGATGTTAAACCAGTGTTTAAGTCCCAAGAATTCAGGTCTGTTAGGTCAATATGTATTGCCAAATTACTGGTGATTATGTCGTTTAAGCATTCTAAATTCATTTCGTAGAGGAATTTAATCATAAATACTGAACCCAAATGAATATCGCTGAGTATTTATAAAAAATGATTAAATTAACGAGAATCTTTTTAGTGCGCTAACTGGATTCAATTAGTATTTATAAAAAAATTCACAATTATGAAAGACAATAAAGAAAGACTTTTTGAAGTTATGGGTAGACTTGATAAGACATTTAAACCCAATTTAAATGAAGGTTTTGAAGAAATTGAAGCCACTGCTGATGTAGAAGTTCCTGCTGAACTTCCTGTTGAAGAACCAGTTGAAGAAAAATCTCCAGAAGAAAAACTTGCAGAATTAACTGCAAAAGTTGATGAACTGTATGCTTTACTTCATGGTGAAAGTGAAGAAGCACCTATAGATGATGTTCCTGCTGAAGAACCAGAAGAAATTAGTATGGAAACTGGTGAAGTTGAACCTGAAAATCTTCAAGAATGGAATTTCGATAAGAAAAAGGGTGAGAAAGACGAAGAAAAGGCTGAAGATAAAGAAGACAAGAAGGAAGAAAAAGAAGAAGTTGATGAAGCCGAAGAAGTGAAAAAGGAAAAGATTCCAGTTGCAGCAGTAGCAAAAGTAGGTAAATAAATAAATATTTTACTTAGTAACGGTATGAATGAGGTAAAAAAGAACCCCCGTTTCTGGGCAGGTAAGTATTGGAGAAAACATAGTATTTCAGATGAACTGAAAGAAGTGGTTGAACCAGATAATGTTGATGTGTCAAGTATTCAATTACATGATACACTCAATCCGCTTATTTGGGATTCTGATGTAAAAATAAAACCTGATGTCAGAAAAGCGTTATTAATGAACGCAAAAAGATTTATTGAGTTCTGTGATGCAGAGACTCTTACATTTGCCGATATCATATTAACGGGGAGTATGGCAAATTACAATTATAACGAAAATTCTGATTTAGATGTTCATGTTATTCTTGATTTTACCCAGATTTCCGAAAACAAAGAATTTGTTGGTGACTTTTTTAGATTAAAAAAAGCATTATGGGCAGATAGATTACCTATACAAGTAAAAGGACATGATGTTGAAATGTATTTCCAAGACAGTGCTGAACCACATCATTCTTCTGGTACATATTCATTAGTTAAAGACGACTGGATTAGAAAACCAACCAAGAAAATCGTAAACATTGATAGCGCAAATGTTCAGTTGAAATCTGCGGATTTAATGAATGCTATTGATGACTTGGAAACTAATAAGAGCAAGGATGATTTTCTGAATAAACACGAACAACTGAAAAACAAAATAAAAAAATTAAGACAATCAGGACTTGATAGAAGCGGTGAATTTTCATCAGAAAATCTTGCTTTCAAAGTTCTGAGAAATACGGGATATCTGGGTAAGATGGTTGATTTAAAAAACGATTATCTTACAAAAGAATTAAGTCTCAACGAATTTACAGATTAAACCATGAAAAGATTTTTAGTAACTAAAGCACAATTGAATGAATATGTCGAGAGAAAAAAAGCAGAAAAAATTTTCTATGACATTGTGGAAAGTTTACATAAAAATGTGAAGTTTTTAAATGAAAATATTTCACGTGAAAAGGTAAATCAATCTGTTATTAAAGATTATGAGCGAAAAAATTTGATAACTCCCAGAGTTTATGAGATGCTCGTTAAACATAAAATTGTTGACCAAAAGAATGAAATAATATAACATATCTATTTTTTTAGTCATAATAAAGTATTTATAAAAAATATAAGTTAAATAATTTGCACAAAAATATATTCAAATGAAGAAACATACATCAGAAGAAGCACAAGCAGCAAGAATGAGAAATCTTGCTGGGGTTAATAAGACTTCAGTAAACGAATCTAAAAACCGCACTTTAGGGACTTTAGTTGATGTCGAAAGAGCAGCTAATGGAGTTGCATACGGTATCGTTAAAGAACAACATAAATATTATATTAAAAAAGGTGGTTTAAATGAAAACCTAAATGTTGCGGACTTCGCATACATTGGTGGTGTGCAGAATATCACTGAATATCAATATACTAAATTGGCAGAAGCAAAAAAGAATAGAAACTTTTTACTTCAAACTGTTAACGAAGGTGTTACAACCAAAGTAAATCCAAGCGGAAGTAAGATTATGCCTAAGAAAGAAATTTTAACTGAAGACAAAGCGGGTCAAGAAATTGAAATGGCTGCAAGTAAGGTTGATGACTTAGACGCTGCTACGGCTGCTGCTGAAGTTCCTGCCGAACCTGTTCCTGAGATTCCTGCTGATGACGGTGCTGCCGAAATGGATGCTGGTCTTGATGCAATTGCTGGTGGTGAAGTTGCTCCACCTGTTGATGGTGGTGAAGCACCTGTTGATGGTATGGAAGATTTGGGTGGTGAAGTAGACCCTTTAGCTGGTGGTGAAGAAGGTGCAATTGATGACCCTTTAGCTGGTGGTGAAGAAGAAATTGCTGCTGATGGTGAAGTTGCTCCAGAAGGTGGTGAAGAAGAGGTTGCTGTAGAAGACCCTGAAAGTGAAGCAACAAGAGAAATCGAAAAAACTCTTGGTAAATTAACAAATACATTAAGAAAAACAGAATTAACTGAACCTCAAGTTAAATCATATGTAAATTCATTTCTTTCTGCTTTTAAAGATGATTTCCCTGAAATCGATATCGAAGACAGAAAAGAAATGGCAGAAAAAATTACAAAGGTTGTTCCAGACAGTGAAATTGAAGACTTGGGACAAAACGTTGAAGATACTGAACCTGAACCTGAAATTACTCCTACCGAACCAGAAGAAATTGAACTTGAAGAGAAGCAGGGGTGTGCAGAATGTGGTGGTTTCGCACAATATGCTGAATCACGTGGTTATACCGCAGAATCGATTCAGGAATGTGGTGCAGAAGAAATGACAAATTTAGTAAGTGGTTATGCGAACGCACATGGTGAAGGACAAAATGATGGTGACTTTAAAGCAGTCGCTTTATTTATTACTCCCGAAATCATAGAAAAACTTAAAGGCGAATATGGTCATGATGAATATGCTGGTGGCGTTGAGCCGTTTTCACAGGAAATGAATGAAACCAGTGCTGAAGATAAAGCAATGCAAATTTCTGAACTTTTTGGTGGTTTAAGAAATCTTGGTAAAGCAGCAGGTCAGGGTATCAAACAAGGTGCACAGGCTGTTGGTCAAGGAATTGCTCAAAAAGCAGGTCAGGTTCAACAAGCAGTTGGACAAGCTGCAACAGCAGTTAAACAAACATATCATGCTGGTGAACTTCCAAAAGAAGTTAAGAAACTCGAAGGTATTGCAGCAAATCTTGGTCAGCAAATAGGTTCTTTAAATAACAGAATGCAAAAGGCTGGTAAAGAACCTATTAATATTGCAAGCATTTTAACAACAATCAAAAATCAGGTTGCTGCTGGTGGTGGCGCAAGTCTTGGTCAATACACTAATGAAGAAGGTATTCCAGTTGATAGTACAGAAGTTCAACCTATGATGGAAGATGCAGCAATTGAGGAAGATGTTAATATTAAAGTAGTTGAAAAAGGTGGTAAGAAACTTAGTTCAGATAATGTTCCTGAAGTTGAAATGAAAGAAGGCGATGAAAAAGAAGGTGAAGACGTAGAAGGTATAGATATTGCTCCAGAAGGTGATGATGTTTTGGATTTAACTAAAGACAGAGAACAACCTAATGCTGAATTCGGTGTAGGTTTTGACCCAATGGGTGGTGGAGTTGTAAAACCCGAAGGTGCTGAAATAACAACTGTTGAAGTAACTAAAGATGCAGTTAGTGTTTCATTAGGTGAAAGCGAAGCAAAACTCAGAACATATGTTCGTAATAGACTCCAAGAACATGCTGGCATTAAAAAGCCAAGTTTGAATGAAAGTAAGAAGTCAGAAAAACTTCAGAAACTCGATAGGATTATTGATAAGCAATTCAATCTATACGAATCAGAGGCGAAAAAAAAAGTTGACGAAAACATAGATGAAATTTTTGGAATTGGATATAACCCTGCTGGAGCATTTGCCAAACTTGACCCTAATGATGAAGCTGGTGTTGAAAGATTATTCCAGAAGTTTTTTGGTGCTATTTTAATTAACCCTCGAATGGGTGCAATTGGTAGGGCAGCAAAAACAACACCATTAGATTTAAAGTATAATATTTTACAACAATATGTTCAAGGTGGTGGTGGTACATTAAGACTTGCAGACCAAAATACTGTTGAGTATGCTGGTAAAGACGTTAAAGATGCAGCAACACTTAGTCAATTCAGACAAGGTGGAACACAAGGTAAAACTCAATTGGGTGGTGTTTAATTAATAATAATCGAACCAATAATAAAAAAACCCGAAGAAATTCGGGTTTTTTTGTAACATTTTTTTATCTTTATCGTATAATCAGCATAACGAAAGGAAAAATTATGATACATAGAAAATTTAACGGATTAAAATTCAAAAGAACCTATATTGGTGGTTCAAAACACCGTGAACTCGAAATCTTTACTGAGGTTCAGGGAACGAAAGAAGATAATTCTGAATGTAATTGGTTAGAATATAGGAGATTGCTTATGACATATTGTGATGATGTTCTTAATATCATCTTGAGTTGGAAGTATGTTTCTGGTATTCTTAGAATTGTTTTTGCTGGTCTTACAGTATTGGTTTCGTTTATGAATCCAACTGTTTCAATATTTGTTTTAGGTGTGTCTGCGATTTTCCACTTCTTACACATATATTTCAAGAACAAGGAAATGAAGAGATTATCTGAATACAATTTTTCCCTTGACACAATAAATCAACAGACAGGTCTTGCATTAAGTAATAATTAAGTCATATTCATGGCTTTTTATTTTCTTGTATTCAGTATTTATATTAAAATCATATTATGGAATACGATGAAAAGAAATTAAAACTGATTTATGTTTTAAAGATTGGCTATAATGCCAAGGATGAAGGATTATATGAATTCATTTTTTCATTAGACCACACAAATATTGATATTGAAGGTTGGTGTTGGGATTTATCTCCAGCAGTTAATAATGCAGAACCACCAACAGAGGAATTCATCAATGCAATTTTTAATTTAAAAACATCTTCATTTGACTTATTTTGTTTGCATGAAGCAGTCGATAGAGAGTATATGCATGGTGTTTATACCATTCATGCATTAGCGTATGAGATTGAGAAAGAGGGTGATGGTAACACTGCTTTTAGTGATTACGAACAGATGTTTGGGGAAGATGGTGAAGATGAGCCGATATTGGTATTCCATTATGGTATGACATTGGAAAGAATTAAAGATTTATTAAGTAGTAAGAAAATAATTTTAAAAGATAATGAATTTGTAGAGACTTCCTCTATTAAATTTGAATAAGTGTTCATCGCACCATTTGGGCGAAGGAAATCGAAGCACGACATGTCGAGATATGTGTTGTGCTTTGCTGTTTTATGTTTATAAGTATTTATTTATAAACATTTTCATAAATGAGTGATGAATTCGATATAAATTTAGATGGTGCTCCTGAGAAGGATAAAGTTAATCTAAATCTTAATTTAAATGATGTCCCTGAACAGGATGATACTGAATTTCCAGAACATGTTCCTTTAATACCATATAACGCACAAAGGGAAAGGGAAAAGGAAGAAGCCAGAGATTTGGCAAAGAAACTTAGAAAGGCATCCAATAATCTCGAAGCGATAATCGTCACCAAATCAGGTGTGATAAAAAAAGTCAGCGAATTAACATTTGAAGAGCAAGAGGATGAGATTATTCGTTGTGCAGCAAACCCAATTTATTTCATTGAAACATTTTTAACAATTTTTGACCAGACGCAAGGTGTTGCTGGCACAATTGTGCCCTTTAAATTGTTTGACTTCCAAAAAGATTTAATTGATTCGTATCAGAACAACCGATTTGTTGTAGCAAACAAATATCGTCAGGCTGGTGTGTCAACAACTACTTGTGCGTATATTGCTTGGTATGTTATGTTTAATCGGAACAGGGCAGTTGCAATTGTTGCCGATAAACTGGAAACCGCTACAGGTGAATTGATGAGTGATGTTGTTGAATTTATTGAAAGTTGTCCAGCTTGGTTAAGACCGAAGACTGGTAGAAATACTGAAGAGAATTTAAAAGACACCCAAAAACTTAAAATTTACGACAATAAATCAAGGCTTGGTGCTTTTGCATCTAAATCAATTCGTGGTATGACACCAACACTATTGTTTTGGGATGAAACTGCATGGGCAGAAAAGGGTGATGTGTTCTGGACATCAGCATTACCTACTTTGGTAACTGGTGGTCGTGCTATTATGGTTAGTACACCTTCTGGTCTGGATGCTGTATTCTACAAGCATTTCCAAGGTGCTCGTAATGGCGATAATAACTTCCATGCCGTTGAACTTTGGTGGTATAATGACCCCAGATATAATAAGGATTTGGTTTGGTTGAAAAATAAAGGTAAAAATGACGAAATTAAATTAGAAGACGAGGGTAGAACACACAAACAACGAAGTCAATTAGTTGAAGATGGTTGGGAAGCAAGTAACGAATGGTTTAATGAACAAATTCGTAATGCCAACGGTGATATGCGTAAAATTGCGCAGGAATTACTTTGTTCGTTTCTGGGTTCAGGTGATAACTTTATTGCCGAAGAATATCTTAAACGAATACAGGAAACAGAAATACGAACACCAATACGCCAAGAATTTGATGAACAGAAAATGTGGATTTGGGAAGACCCGATTGAAGGTGAAGATTATATTATGGCATTGGATGCATCGCCCGGGCACGGGGAAGACAACTCAACCATCAACATTCTGAAAACCATTGAGATAATTGAGGAAAAGATTATTAAAAACAAGAGAACTGGTGTTAGTAAGAAGAAGAAATTTAAGCGACATAAGGTTGAACAAGTTGCTGAATACTATGGTAAAATTACCCCACAATTGCTTGCAGAAATTGCCTATCAATATGGTAAACAATATAATGATGCATATTGTGTGGTTGATGTTACTGGTGGTCATGGAGTGCATACTGTTGAGAAAATGCTTGAAATTGGATATGAAAATATTCATTATGCCGAAGTTGCACATAAACCAACAAGAGACAGGTTACAGGGATATATTAAGAAAGGTCAGAAGCAAATGCCTGATGGTGCTGTATCGGTTGTTGACCTCATCCCCGGTTTCTTCATCGGCAACAACCGACCATCAGTTGTTCTTGAACTTCAAAGAGCAATTCATTTGGAAGACGTTATTATTAGGTCAATTAGATTATTAGATGAATTGAAGACATTCGTAACCGTAGCAGGTAACCGTGTTGCCGACCACAAACGTACCTTCCACGATGACAGTATCATGGGACTGGCTATTGGGTTATTTGTGTTGAACTTTGATATGGCAAGATTCAAGCAAAACAAGGGTGTTACTGAAAAAATGCTTAACTCAATCCTCACAATAAATGACATGAAAGAGATTGCCGTGAAGAAAAAATTGAGTAATAAACCAATGATTTCACCAGACAGCGTAAACCCATTAAATCCATATGGAGCAAATGAGTGGTTATTTCAAGGATTAAAAGATAAAAACAAAAGATAGAATGTATTTATGAATAACTGACTTTTTCAGAATTTCAGAGTATTTATAAAAAACTATAAAAAATTATAATAATGGCTGGCGAACAAAATAGTAAAAAAACAATATACCAAGACCTGAACGCAATGTTGAATCTCGATGGATTTGGTTATCAGGAAACATCTCCAATTGCCCCTATAGAAGAACCACAGAAATCGAAGATTATTATCAAAGGTAATACTCCTGAAGAAATCCATAGAAAAGGTTTGGAATTGGAACAGAAGCGTGAACTTCAAAGTAAATTCTTTCGTACAACAGACCGTGGCTTCCAAAAAGCACTTCAGTATGAAGCAGCACGACTCCCAGCATACATTGACTATGAGGGTATGGAATATTACCCAATTATTTCATCAGCATTGGATTTATTCATGGAAGAAGCAACAACCATTGGTTTAAATGGTAAAATGCTCAACATTTATTCAAGTAAGGATAGAATCAAGATATTATTGGAAGAATTCTTCTATGATGTAGTAAACGTGAATGTTAACTTACCATTCTGGGTAAGAAATACTGTTAAATATGGTGATAATTTCGTTCTACTCTATGGTGAACGAAAAAAAGGTATTACGCACGTGAAACAACTCGTAAATTATGAAATTGAGAGGTTTGAAAGAATTCAGAATGGAAAACCATTGGTGAAATTCAAAGAAAGAATGACTGGTGACGAATTTAATGTGTTTGAAATCGCCCACTTTAGACTCCTTGGTGATGATAAATATTTACCTTATGGTTCATCGGTTTTAAATAAAGTTCGTAGAGTATTCCGTCAGTTAGTTATGGCTGAAGACGCTATGCTTACTTACCGTATTATTCGTGCTGGTGAGAAAAAAGTGTTTAAAATTGACGTTGGAAACATTGATGAAGATGATATTGAAGAATATATCTATAAAGTTGCGACCACGTTTAAGAAAACAGCACAAGTTCAACCAAATGACGGTCAAATTGATTACCGTTTCAATATTCTTGGTAATGATGAAGATTACTTCTTACCAGTAAGAAACGCAAACACGCAGACAGGTATCGAGACGCTACCGGGTGCACAGAACCTTGACCAAATACATGACATTGAATATCTTAGAGACAATTTATTTATTGGTCTTGGTGTTCCAAAACCATTTTTAAGTTTTCAAGATGCTGCTGGTGCAGGTAAAAACATGGCACAATACGATATTAGATTTGCCAAGAAAATCAATCGTATTCAACAAGCAATGATTCAGGAATTAAATAAGATGGCAATGGTTCATCTTTATTTATTGGGTTATAGTGGTGAGGATTTAAGTAGTTTCCAAATAACACTTACAAATCCAAGCACACAGCAAGAATTATTGAAATCAGAATTACTACGTGATAAGGCTCAAACCTATACTGAGTTAACACGTGCTGAAGGTGGTATTGCAGCAATGTCTCATACCACAGCCAAACGTCTGATTTTCAATATGAGTGATAAAGAAATTGTTGACGACCTTAAACAACAGAAAATGGAGAAAGTTGTTATGCAGGAACTTCAAGATTCACCCGTTACAATTAAGAAGTCTGGTTTATTTACTGATATCGATAAAAGATTCGGTGAACCGATTGAAGATATGGCAATGACAGGCGGTACTGAAGGTATGCCTCCACCAGAAGAAGGTGGTGCTCCTATGGGTGGTGATGCTGGTGGTATGCCACCATTAGGCGGTGGTGAGTCATTAGGTGCTGCTCCTATGGGTGGTGATATGGGTGCTGCTCCTATGGGTGGTGGTGTTGGTGCTGCTCCTATGATGGAAACCAATATGACTGAAGAAGATTATGATAAACATCTTGAAAAACTTGTTTACGGTACTACACAAGAACCCGAACAAAAGAAAAAGATTAAACAAAAAGAGATAATTCAGGAAAATAATAAAATTAATGATAAACTGAATAAAGGTGCTGCTAATATGGTTGCCGAGATAGATAAACTTTTAGAAAACAACGAAAGTATTAACAGTACGCAAAAAATTGATGAATCACAAGATATTGATATTGAGGAAATTGAGAATCTCGACTTAGAAGATTAATTTAAGTCAAATATTAATATCTTGGTGGAAGTAAGCATTTATAGTTAATTATAGTATTTATATTAAATTGAATTATACCATATGAAAAACGTCAACATAGGAATTGCTAATTTGATAATTTCTAATAAACTGAATGAGTCGTATTTCAACAATGAATCAGTTGGAGAATCTAAGAAGATTGCTTCCGATTTCTTAGACGTTGTGAAAAAATCTCCAATTCTTCAATTAGAATTTAAAGTGTATAACAATATTGAAGGCAAACATATCGAAAATGAGTTAATGGCTAAAGAGTATATTGATAATCATATCGAATTATTTGAAGTCTATACCATTGAAGAAATCCAAGCAGAACGTGCGAAATTAAATATTTTAATCAGTGAAAATAATGACAGATTTCTTGTTGATGACGAAAAAATTGAATTGTATACTGCAATTGATACACTTATTACAGAATCCTTAAAGGTTGGTAATGATGTTGATGTTGATAAAATCCATGAATCCTTTAATTTGGTTTTTAATCATGTTAAATCACCAAAAAAAGCACTTCTTGAAAATGTTGATGTTGAACCAGTCAATGAAGATGTAATTGAAATCGCTGTTGGTAAATTCAACAAAAAATATGCAAGTCTTGATGAAAGTGATAAAGAACTATTAAAAACCCTCATCAAAGCCAACTGGAGGGAGAAAAAAGCACTTCTTGAGACCTATAAAACAGAAACTCTTATAATCTTAGAGGGAGTTGACAAAGAAAATGTTCAAGACAACATTACCAAAGCCATTGAGAAAATAAAAGAAATGGTTTATAACGGAAAGACTGTTGATGACAACATTATCGGACTCCACGATTTTAAAAAGGAATTACTTTAAGTCTTAAACCTATTAAGGAAAGATTTCTTCACAACATTTAAATCAACACCTTTAGCATCTGCAAGACCAGCAGATGGAACTCCATCAACAATACCTTGTGATGTGAATTGCCATATATCCCAATCCCACCATCCTTCTGGGGCAGGTGGATATTCGGTTTCTGGGGTTCTACCAGCAGTAATATTCAAATAATTAGGCATCCATAATGGGTAATTACTTTGATTCTTAATCTTGTGGTCGTCTATAAAATATTTACCTGAGTAAATCATGGTTTCATATCCATTTGATTTCATTGTACCAATGAATGATTTAATAAAAATATTAAGGTCTTCAGTCCTATTACTCCATAAATATGGTGATTGCCAAGAATGACCACCTTCAATATCTAAAACGGCAGGTAAATTAATTTTTTGTGTACTGGTTGGAAATAGGTCTAATTTACTTGCAAACCAGTTTGCCTGAAGCACTCCATCGGTAACAGGACTATTTGTTTCTCCGAATTCAGCAAAGTGATAATAACCCATAGTAATATCATTAGTGATAGCATCATTAACTTGTTTATTAATATTGTAATTCTTTTTATTCCCACTATAGAACTTCGTTCCCTGTGTTAATTTTATGAAACCAGTTGTAACACCTGCTGCTTTAGCTCTTTTCCAATCAGCATTGCCATTATGATGTGATATGTCAACACCCAATTCACTTTCCAATCCACCTTCCGCTTTACTGTTTGCAAGTCTCTCAGGTGTAATCCCTTTTGCTTGTGGTGCAACATTAAGTGCTGCTCTCACAGCATCACCACCAGATAAGCCATCGTAACTTGTAAATGCAACTGGTGTCAGTACTCGTGGCATTGGATATTTTAATAATTTAGTTCCAGAAAAACTTGTTGTCATTTTGTTTGCTGTTATATTGTGTTCAACAGTTAGGATAATATATGCACCATTAAACATTGGAATATTTTCTAATTGAAAATATTGGGTGGGTTGAATCATTGCGTTTCCAAATCCAGTAACCGTTGCCTTATACGCCCTGTTTTCATATAAGTTATAGAGGTTCTGTCCTTTTGGAACTGGAGCATCAGGATTTTGGTCACCAGCAAGTCTTGATAAGATTTGAATACTTTCGTTGGTTTCTGGATATTCCTTGCTATCGATTTTAATGTCAGTAAACATTGATTGATTTTGTTCTCCAAACCTAACTCTGAATGCTCTAACTTCTCGAAATGGAAAGTCTTCATTTTTTTCCTGATTTTGATTTTCATCATATTGTGTACCAGAATCATCGCTTGAGAAACCAGCCACACCCGGTTCACTGATATCAATAATACCATCATTCTCAAAACCATTTGCTGAAACAGATGGATAGCTTGAAGAACCACCGATATACATACAAACAAAAAATGGATTTTGATTATAATCATATCCACCAGTATGGATTTCGAAATTTTCTTTCCAACTGTTTGCGGTTTTAAAACTCATAAAGTTTTGGAGTGGGAAAAATTCGAAACCATTTAATGATAATAATTGTGTTAATACACTGAATAAACTAATATTTGGGTCGTCTAACATATCCCCAAGAATTTCAGCATTAAGTATTGTTTCACCAATTGGATTCATTCCTCTATCAACAAAAGCAAAACTATCAATTAGTCTTGATTCATTATTTTTACTAAAAGGATAATTCATTTTAGACGGAGGTGTTCCTGTTAACCACTTATCATTAATATTCTTAAACGAATAATATAATTGGTTTATAACGTCCTTATCACCTTTCACTTTTTTCAATTCCTCTTCCTCTTCTTTTAATTTTTTTGTTGTTTCGAGAATAAGACCACCTAATTTTGTGAATAAAGATTTGAAATAATTATCATTATATTCATTCACAAATGTGCCACCTGTTGCATTTAATGATTTAATTGAAGTATATCCCGCAGGATATGGGGGTACTGTATCGGATACTTGGAATGTTATCTGACTATAATTAACAATTGTCTCCCTATCCATTAAATAGGCTATTGTGCTAAAAAACAATCCTTTACTACCTTCAATATTTTTATCAGTATCACGATTTGGATTAAGAAAATACGCATACATTTTTTGCTGGTGAGCATTATATGTATTATAATCAGGTTCATTAATATCATTTCTACGAACCCAAATATACATATCTCTAATTCCACTAACAACATCGCTATGTGTTGTATTCATATACGTCTGATATGCATTTTTGAATTCTAATTTGTCTTTAGCAGACAAATAAGCAATTACATCATATGCGTCAGCTAATACAAAAAAACCACGATTATCGAGATAACTACCACCACTTGTTGTGAAAAAAGTTACGACATCATCCATCCAACCATCTTCTTCTGCCGTAATTAATGCACCAATATATGGTGCATAATATGCTGGGACTTCAATTGCTGAAGGTGTATCAAAGACGAGTTGGTTTAAGTCGCCCGGGTATTTATTGAATGGACTCATACTGAATCCAAAATTTGAAAGAACTATTACCGAACTTAATTGTGTTGTACCAGTAATATCATCAATAATATATTTATCATATTTTCCTAATTGACTTGACCAAACACCAATAATATCAGCACCATAATCTAACTGTGTTCCATCAGGGGCAGTAAGTTCTTTAAAAGCAGCATTACCTTCAGTATATGCAACTTGTTGTCTTTCGGCATCGGTTTGTCTTTTTTTACCCGGATAGACATTATGATAATCCTTAACATTCTCATGACGTGCCCCACTAACATTTCGGAAATCCCAATAATACTCTGCATCAGACATTACTAAATATCTGGTATATGTGGTGATTTCACCACCAAAGTCAACACTATTAACTGTCTTCGCAAGGGTTTTATCTTTTAAATATAGAAGATTTTGTTCAGTAAAACCAAAATATTGTTCAGCAGTACTTATATCTTGACCCCAAAATCCATTGATTTCAGTTTCTTTTTTAAAATTATCAATGGGGTCGTTTGTATTATCTTTAAATTCTTGGAAGACAATATCTTCATTAGTAATATTAATACCTTCAAAATTAGTATTAGTTTTATCTGTATATACTCTTCCCTCACTTAAACTCGATGGTGAAATTAAGAAATATTTTGGGTCGTATTGTGGGAAATCATAAAGAGAACCCGTTACAGTATCACCTGTCGTCCCACTTTCAGTATGATAAGTACTTGTAATCCCTGAAATATAGGCATAGAATTTCTGAATATCTGCACTATATTCGTCAGCCATGACCTTAAGAGTATCGGCATTATTTTTTGTAGTTAATGTTGATTCCAAGTTAATTGCTTCGGCATTTGCATATAATTCACGATATGCGTCACTACGAATCTTGTTTTGCTTTACAGCCTTCTTTCCACCATCTAAATTAGGATAAAATGCTTCGGGAATTGTACCCTGTGTTAACATGTAGAAACGTTTTAATATTATATTTAATGTTTCATCTCTCACATTATCACTAATACCAAGATATGGACTTTCAGGCGTAGCACCACCAAGTTTTGAATCAAACGGTGATATTGGAATCCACTTATATGTTCCATCATCGAATTGATTTTCTCTTGAACTAATTTGTTTAGCATATCGATTTTGAATTAAAAAAGTATCCATGAAATCGCTAACAAGGTCAATTTCAGGAAATGGAACTTTTTGACTTAATTCAATAGGTGCAACACGTTCTTCTCTATTATGTAGTGTGTTGATGACTAACGGAAATGGATATATGTCGGTATTATCACCCTTTTTTTCAGAGTAACTATTGTCACCCATAATAATTCGTTTATTACTAATGGGGTCGTTATGAACTTTAGATGCTTCAATTGATACCGATTTTATTATACCAAAAAATTTATCAACATCATTTAAGATGATTTCAAAGATATTATATATTGATGGAATCATACCCAATCTTTCCGCAACCATTGCGTTAATTTTTCTTGCGATATCTAATGAGAGTGTTTGTCTCTGTTCTTTCAATTCCGCTTTTTTCTTATATAATTTATTATAGAACCCACTGATATCCATACCATAATATTTAGTGTATCCTGTAGAATCATATTTTAATGATTCAATATTATATGAATTCAGAAATGATTCAGGGTTTACAATATCAGTATCATCAAAAATAATTGAAGTTATTTCTTCACTAAGTAATTGGTCTTTATATGATAATAATGGTTGTTCGAAATTCGAATCGTTTTCGGTGGCATATTCAAATGCTGTTGGTGGTATTAGATTGAATATGTCAAATGGTTTGGTATTATCTTCTTGTTTATAATCAGTTCCAACAACATAAAGCACATATAATTTTTCTTTTATTTTACTATTCACACCACTTGATGCATGGGTTCTAATCATTTCATCATAATCAGTTAATGCTGGAAGTGGCACTAATTTATCCTCTGGAATTGAATTAGTTATTGGGAAAATTAAAAGACCATCATTTGGTTCTGGTATTCTCGCAACCATATATGGGAATCCACCTTTTTTAAGTGTTTCGTTATCAATAAAATTATGTAATATATCGAACGTCAAATCGATTTTCTCGATATCAATTAACATGTTTTGATATTTTATGTTTTCGGCATCGGTTTCCAATTTCTTACCCACCGCAGCATAAAGGGTTTTTAACTTCAATATTAATTCGAAAGTATTTGCTGGTTTCACTCCCGGTTCTGGATTCATCGATTCCTCATTATTAATCAATGGAGTATTTACCACGTATCTGAATAATATGTCTGCTAATGGTGCGAATGTCATTGCAACAAATTGTGCGTCAATAATAAAATTACCATTTGCTGCACTAAATTCGCTGGTATATTTAACGAGATGTAGTTTATATGTTAATGGTTTTCCATAATATCCTTTTACAGTTAACTGGAAAATTGGGGGTGGAAAATCAAATAATATTCTATATGGTGAATCATGTTGATTAAAAAAAGCTAATCCCCTTACATCGATAAATTGAATATTGACTTGGGGTATAAATGAAGAATTAATTACGATTTTAATACTATTCATACCAAAACCTTCATAATGGGTTTTACCACCAGTACTTCCATCATAATAATTCGTTGTGAAATTTAAATAATTTGGATTGTTTGGGTCTTCGTTATCCTGATTGTTTCCAATAAAATTAATTGTTTTCTCTGATGTATTATGTGGGTTATTAGTACTACCATCAATAATGACTGTTCTTCCCTTGCTTTTTGCAGTTAATTCTGCAAATACATACATGTCTTGATATTGGGGAATACCATTAACCATTTCATTATTAATATTAACACAATTTGGTTCTACAAGTATTACGTTACCATTCGTTACTGGACTACATTCCATTCTTTGGATTTTCATATAAATACCTCTTAATAAAAAATATAAATAAGTTAAACTATTCACTGTCTTTTCACTATTTATTATAAAAGGAAAAAATGATACTACTTGAAGTTATAACACATCTACATCCTGTTTGGCAAAATGCTTTTTTTTATGTGTTTATTGGTTCAACACTACTTTTTTTTGGTCTTATAATGTTGTTAATCAAATTACTCAGAATTAAAGCGTCAGACCAGAAGTTATTACAACTACAACATGTAGCGAGAGTTGATGTTATACGAAAAGAGAATAGTGATAAACTGGAAAGTCTTAGGGTTGAAATGCTTAAGCGTGAAGAAGAAAGAAGTCGTCAATGGATGGAAAGCGAGAAAGAAACATTACATGTATTGAATGGTGTATCTAAATTGCTTGAGTTGAGTGATAAAGTCGATAAGGTTGAATTTAAGAAAATAAATAAAATATTAAATACTATTGAAGTAGCGGTCAATAAATTAATTCAAAACAAAAACAATGGAAAAACTTGAAAAACTCAAAGAGGTTAATGAAACTATAAAAAATATGTGTGTCGATTTAGAAACCAAAATCTTTGTTGAAGACATGGATGTTGTCGATGAAAGAATTATGAAAGAGTACGAACCAGAGGATGTTGAGACAAAATAATAATATAAACTATTTATATAAAAGAATTTAATATGCTAAAGAAACAATTAAGCAGGATATTAGAGGAAGGTGACACGGGATTCGGCATATTAATCGAACATGATGCTGGGTACATTAATTCCGAACTCAATAAAAATATGCTCAACGAGACTTTTGAATTAAAACCAAATGAACCAGTTCTAATTAACTGTATTCTACAGAAGTGGGGTGTAAAAAACAAAAATGGTCGTATCTACCCCAAAGAAGTATTAGTTCCACAGGTAAATGAATATGAACAACTCGTTAATTCAAATAGTGCTGTTTCTGAAGCAGACCATCCCGATTCAAGTATAATTTCATTACAGAACATCTCACACATGATTACTAAAATGTGGTGGGGTACTGGTGAACAAGAAAATGTATTATATGGTCAATTGAAACTTATTGTCTCGCCCGGTTATATTAATATGGGTATTGTCTCAGTGGTTGGTGATAAAATTGTTCTTTATTTACAGAATAAAATCAAGTTAGGAATTTCAAGTCGTGGTGTTGGTACATTAAAGGAAATTAATGGTGAAAATCTCGTTCAAGACGACTTCGAACTAATTGGTTTTGATTTGGTGGCTACTCCAAGCACCCCCGGTGCGTTTCTTTTTCCTGAAAAAAAGGGTGATGTTAGTTTCGGTGAGAATTACGTAAATAAAAATGGCATATTACTCAAGGAAGACGAGGGTAAGATTGTTAATGCAATTAATAAATTCTTATTATAAAAACGCATAAGATAAATATAAAAAATCGAATATGCAAGAAAAAAGGTTTAGTTTTTATAAAAAATAACACTTTTTCGTGATGAGAATGTATTTATATAAAAATTATGGTATTAGATACGACAATTTAAGAACATGAAAGAAGATAAAAAACCATCTGTAATTAAAGAGGCGTTGATTGAGTTCAATGAAATTCAAGATGCTGCTGTTGCTAATGCTAAGAAAAATTTAGCGGAAAAATATCCTGAAAAGTTTAACGACTTATTAAAGGAAGAATTAAATAAAAATAAATCAGCTAAAGAGTCTTATAAAAAAATAGACGAAGCTAAAACAAACAAAGAATCTGTTATGAAAAAAGAAAAAGAGACTAAAAAAGTCGTAAAAGAAGGTGATGAGAATCAACCATTTGATAAAAAAGCACCTGAAGTCGGACCAGACGTTGTAAAAGAAGAGCGTGAAAAAGATTTTATGGGGGATGTTGAAAAAGATACTCCTAATATTAATACACCACTTCCTGAAGACGGTGATACGTTTACTGAAAAAATTACAACAAAGCAAGATACTCTTGCAAACAAAACTTCTGTTAAAGAAGAGTTCGATATAACAGAACTTGATGCGAGTAGCGTTGGTACTGCATTAGAAAATGCTGAAGAAGATGACGAAGTTATCACAATGGATGAAATTGAGGAAGAAATCTCTACAATGAATGAATTGGAGACGATTAACACCAATCCAAAAAGTGGTAGTGATAATGGCATCGCATTCGATAAACTCGTTAGTATGAAAAATCAAATTGACGAAATGATTCAAGGAATCGAAGAACAAAAAAATCATGGTGGCAAAGGTGCTAACAAAGTAAATGATGGCGGTCCTACCACAGCAATGATTGATGAAGAAGAAGTTGTCGAACAAAAAAATCAGGGTGGAAAACAAAGTATCCCCGGGCGTGAGTCAGGCGGTCCTACCACTGCAATGATTGATGAAGAAGATATTAGTGATGCCGATGTAGAGGCAGTTCTTGGTGCTCCAGCAATGGAAGAACAAGAAGTTGAAGAAAATATTCAACACACACAAACTCATTCAAACGCAAGACAAGTAGGTGCTCAAAACAATACCAATTATGGTAAAGAGGGCAGGTTGCGTGATGCAATGAAAGAAAATAAACAACCAAAGATTAGTAGTTTAATTAGTGAAAACAAAGGTTTGACAAAGAAATTAAACGAAACTAAGAAATACAAGCAGTCAATGACTACGTTAGTAGAACAATATAAGTCTGCACTTGAAAAGTATCGTAACCAATTAAAGGAAATGGCAACTTTCAATACCAATTTGGCACACGTCAATAATTTATTGGTAAATGAAAGTCTTGCTTTAACTCAAGAAGATAAAATTAAGATTATCAATGGGTTCAAAAAGGTTGATACTATCGCTGAATCACAGGAAAAGTATAAGTCTTTCCTTTCAGAAATGAAGGAAAGTAAGTCTACTTTAACTGAAAGCGTTGAAGATAAGGTGAGTGCTTCTATCGCACCATCTTCAAAGCAAAAACTTGAGGAAGCAAAAGAAGTAACTGCATATGCAGATAACGCTCACATCAATAAGATGAAGAGACTTATCGAGTATGCTGAAAACAGAGGTAAAAAGTCTCTGAATTCATAAGAAGCAAAAAAATAATTTAAGAAACACATAAAAAAATAATAAAATGGGATTTTTAATGGAAAGTGCGGAAGTTGGAAACATTGGTTTAAAGCAACTCCGTGAACAAAGAGAAATAACAA